GCCGTTGTTCTACACCAGGTGGGTCGGGATTAATATTCTGAGCTGATAAATCATCATGATGAGGTGTTGGGTGCCCATCTCCCGGGTCTGTAGCCAATGGCAGGTCAGGCTTTTCTTCCTCATCATGAACCCATCCACCCCGGCCCTGTCTTGCCCATTCAAACTGTTTGTTAGCAGCGAGGATGAGTGTTAGTGCTAACGGATCAAACACAACGACAATAAGAATAATAACCCAACGAACTGCTCTTTCTAATAGATTAGTGTCTGGATTGTCTCCATAAATTAGAGCAGCAATATAACGAATTGGTCCTACCTCGGCTTCGACTTTTCTAAATTCGGCTGCTATTGGAGCTCGTTCTTCTTGCAGCTTTATAACTTCTTTTTGTGCAGTTGCAATTTCTCGCTGTAGTTCTGCTCTTTCTTTCGCCTGTTGTTTGCGAATAGACACAGCTCTTTCAGCACCACTTTCTGATTCACTTCGGTTTAGTCTTGCATCAACCTGTGTGTTCATTTGTTGTAATGTTTTTTTGGCAGACTCGATGTTTTCTTTTAAAGTTTTAATTTTTTCATCATAAATGGCTACCTTAGACATAGCGTCACCGCTTACCAAACTTTGATCGGAATGTGCTTTACTAAGCAGGCCAAATATCCCTAAACTTGTTAGTAGCATCAAAATTACTACAGCCGGAATGAGATAAGTTTTATATGCCCATCCTAATCGCTTCCAATTATTATGTAAAAAAACTGTGGAAACAATTTTGCCAACTTCTAATGCACCACCCATAATCATAATCGGAATAGGGGCTGCAGAAAAGATGGCTACAAGTCCTACAATGGAATAGTATGCTGCAACTGCACTCAAAGTAAGTGCAGTAAATAAAATTATTGAGCCGAATATCATAAAATTTTTTTACATTTTTCGTTATGGTGTTGAACAAGATTTCGTTTAAAATACCATCCTTGACATTTATTACACTGAAATTTTGGTAGAGTTTTAATTGTTTCTGATATTTTTAATTTAGTATCTTCTGTAATTACTTGTAAAGCTCTTTTTCCTTTAATTTTTATTTTTGCTTCTTCTGTGTGATTTTGATTGTAAAAATGATTGCCTTCTCCTGTCATTCTCAGCGATCTTTTTTCTTTTGATTGGTTGGAATATTTTCGCAACTTTGCTTTTTCACTCATAATCTTTCTAGAGTAAGCACTATGGGTGCCATTATGACCTCCTGGTTTTTGATTGTAAAACATTTCAGAATTTACTGCATTATATTTTTCAATCAATTCATATTCCATTAAATCAACTAACTCCCAATCTCCTTCATACACATTCTCTCTGAGAAAATTTTTCCTACCGTATTTTTTAATAGCAGCTGAAATTACTTTGCCAGAACCTATGTAATTTTTTCTGGTGCTTGTAGTTTGTCCAATATACTTTTTTCCGTTTATTAGATTAGTAGTAATAAAAAGCCAAGCGGTTTTCATAATCTATCCTTTACCAAGCAGCAATTGCCGAAATGGTAACAGCCACTAACATGATTAGTGATCCAAATAACATAGCGTGTATTTATAGAATTGTATGACGAGTATATTATACTAACGGAATGAGGTCAACGATTTAGATTTAATAGATTTCTACAACTGTGCCAATTTGGGCGGCGTTGGTATCCAATGTAAATGCACCACCGGCCCAGGCATCTAAATATTGGGCATAGGCCATGCCATTTGAAATGGTCCAACCGGCGGGTGCCACTGAGATCGAATCACCGTAAAAACCAAATACCACCACGGTAGCAGGCACACGATTTATGGTTAGGCTGGGTATGGTCAGTGTTGGTCCTGTGGTATTACTATCCACGCCGTATCCTGTACCCACTTCCGATGCACCACGAAATATCAAACACCCCGAATACGGAACGGCGCTGGCATCAGCACTGCCACCATCAAAGGTCAAAGTTTGAGCATCACCTGTGGTAAATTGATATACCATACGGGTGCTACGATCACTGCCTGTTCCAAAAGGATTACACACGCCAGTGGCTACACTGGTCCATCCTGCCGGAGTGGGACTGGCAGTATTGGTTCTGTTGCTGCCAAATGCTATGATAAGATCGCCTGGCTGTGTGGCTGGTATGGAGATACTAGTTACTCCGGCTGCTGATACCGTGGATCCTAACACGCTGGCTACTAGGGTGGGCACAGGCGTCATGAGCAGAGCCTGATGTATCATTATGTGATTCCTGCGCCTGATATCACAAAGGTATTGGCTGCTACACAGATGATGGTGGCCACGCCATAACGAGCAAGAGTACGATTGCCAGTTGCGGCTGTACCGGCCAGTCGCATGGTCACACCTGAGCCTTGCACAATGGCATTGCTGAAGTTTTGATTGTTGTAGATACTAACAGTTTGGCCAAACGGACTACCAAACACACCAGCTGGAACGGTGACATTGCCAGTGGTGATGTTGATCATCTGACCATTGTCTGTGGCCTGTAGTGTGTAGCCAGTGTTCTTGCTGTTCTGTGGAATACTGCGAATAGCACCCAAGCTGTCAAAGATGCCATCTGCTGAAATGATAGCACCACTGGTATTGATCTGTGTGGTGAAGATATTGCTGGCAGTGATATTGCCCGAATATGTGCCTATGCCAGCAACCACATTGCCCACAGTGGCATTGCCTGTGGTGGTAAATTTTGTAGCCCACACTCCATTGTCCACCGTGACATTGGCCACATCAACGCGAGCTGTGGCACTGGAACCAACAGGAGTAGTAGTGAATACAATCTGACTGCCTTGTGCTGTGGGTGTTTGATTTTCTAGGGCGGTGAATCTAATCTGTGACATGGCCACATTACCAACACCTACGGTAGTGGCTGCTGTGGCATTGATTCGTAGCACATCATCGTTGGCTAAAACTTGTGTGGGTGTGGCCACATTGCCGTTCCAGCGGCGTGCCACCCAGCTCACATAGTCTCCGTTGCCATCATAGTAGATGCGGTTGGGTATGTCAAACTGCCCAGTGACATGAAGCATGGCTCCGATGATACCCGGGGGTATGGTGTTGCCTGTGGTGCTGCCAATGATATCAACACCGGCACTTTGAGCATCTTCTTCACTTACATAGATAAAAATCTGTCCATCTTCCTGGGCACGGAAATAGCGATCTGCCAGAACTGGCGCACCGCCACCATTGCTTTTGTAAAATCCTATGTTGCCCACCAACTGTATTTCAGCATCACCTAAGGTGTTCAAGATCATGTTCTGATCTGAATTGACCAAGGTCAAGACGTTCACATTGGCAGTGAAATCGCCAAAGCTGAGTGGCAAGCCAGCGGTGTCAATGGTCAGTGTGCCATCTACACTAACATTGGCGCCTGGTCCGGCCTTGATGCCACCCACGGTGGTTTCTGTGGCCACAGGATAGGTTATGCGTTCTCCGCCGGGAGTGCCGTTGTCAATTCTTAATACTTTATCGGTGCTGTCGTAGAACAATCTACCCACATGACCTAGATAGGCGTCAACATTGGCTGCTGCTCGGTTTCTGCTTTGGAAAAAATCAAAGATGGCCATTTACATGTCCAAGGGTTCGTCGTCGCTGGCTATTTGCAATACAACTGGCCCAATACCGGCATTGCGTTTCATGATATCCATTTCATCAGATGAACAATTTTCTTGTTCCGGTTCATCGTAGATTGATTCAACTCCGGTGGCTTTTTTAAGTAGTTCTAGTTTTTGCTGTAGTGGAGCAACAAAAGTGTATCCTTCGGTATGATCAGTGTTGTCCACTTCCACTGGTTCTAGTGTTGTACGATTGTGTTCTCCGGCACCAACTGCACCAGTTTCTTGACTGTCAATTACATCTGCTAATTTGCGTAAAATTTCACTGGCTTTCATGGTTTAAATTCCGTTCTGTATAGCACTGAATGATACCGTTCCACATTCAGTCACCGAAGCTGTACCTGCTTGATTGACTCCCAAAAATGCAATCTTGTTACCCAATCCTTGCATGTTGATATATCTAGTAGTGCTGGATGCAATTATTTCAGTGTTTGCAAATCCTGCGCCTGGGGTTGGGTTGCTGCCAACTGCATAATACATTGCGCTAGCATTTGCAGTGACTCTAATTTTGGTAGAATTTAATGCTGTACTCTGAACAGCAGCGCCGGTACCGGCAACAATAATTTGTGAGGCCATATTTTTTCCTAAATCTATTATTGTTATTTAGCCGATCAAATAAGTTATTCGAGTCAAAAAGAAACCCGCCGAAGCGGGTCTAAATTACTGCCTTATTAAGGAGATACTACATCGCTACTGCACTACAGGATTTTCTAGTTCAAAATAAGTATTACCACGGGCCATACTTGCTTCAATTGTCGCATCCCAGTCGCCTGGTGCTTTGTTTAGCAATCTGTTTTCCGCTGAAATTTCAATAGCATTAACTAGTATCAATAATGCTTCGCGGTATTCATCATTTTCTATGGTGCCGATATGCTCACGCATATACTCTACAAGTGCATCCATTTCTTCTAAATTCAAATCCGTTATCTGCAATTGATCAGAAAGAATACTATCCACTAGATTTTCTACATTCACGATAGGCCTCGAATATAATTGATTAATTGTGTGGCTTCTGGAAAGCCTTGATCCTCTTTGATCAGGACCGCTAATTCGATGCAGTCCATTTGCATAGTGTGTAGGTCGTCGAGCACCTGGTCAATAACCTGGCGTTTACGATTAAGTCCACTATACTTTACACGATACACAATGTTTTTATACGGTTTCATTTCTACGCCTCAATTAACTACAGTTTTATGATCAGTTGCTTTCATTAATCCTAATAACATAAAAAGTCTAGCGTACCAATATCCTAAATCAAATTCATACCATTTAATTGCAAAGTTTGATCTTCCTGGCCAATCATGATGATTGGCATGTAACTCTTCACCGGTAAAAAATATGCCAATTGGAAATAAATTTTTTGAACGGTCAAAATTGTTAACAGCACTTTTAGATCTATAACCAATTTTATGTACAGCCCAATTTCCAAAGATTACCCATCCCTCTACCAACAAAAAATATAGTACAGGAATACTAACTAAGAAAATGATTGGACCAAACAAAAATAATATTAAGCTATATTGTATAAGGATTCCAGATTTTCCCAATTTTGAGTATATGTTTTTTTCAATCCAATCATCAAACAAAGGAACATTTGGAGCTAAGTTTTTAATATCGTGGTCAGTTGTATAATAAGGCCTACCAGGTTCATTGTGATGATAATCAAACATCTGTAAAAAACTGTAATGGTAAGGACTGTGCGGATCATCTGGTGTATCACTATATTTGTGATGCTTCCTATGTTGTGCTGCGTAGTGTCTATTCCATTGCGGCCACCAAAGTGTATTAATCCATAACAAAAATCTGAATATATGGTGCATAGTTTTAGAAAAAGTAAACATTTTATGAGCTATTCCTCTATGCAGGTAAAGCGAATGTACCATTCCTCTGATATGCATTGCTACTAAACAATAAATTATAAAATAAATCCAATCGTTCATAATATTATAATCATTAAAATTTTGTGTACAACGTGTAATCTAAGTTAACTATTTACTGCTTCTCTATGTACGATAAAACGATACAGAGCATTGCACTCCATGATAAACTGCGGGCCAACATCCATGCTTACATAGTTGTCACATTGCATACCATGTTCGCTGTAACTTAGGTCAAGAATAGCATCAGGACTTAATCCGAACTCGTTCTCCATACAAGTAAGGAACGAATGTTTCCAGCCCATGTCTGAATAGATAAGACCGTCGTTCTCAATATCCCAATCGCTGGTATTGAAGTAAGCCCTGAGTTCTCCAAAGTCGCCTTCTTCATTTAACGAAGCCAATACAACACGATTAATGCGTACAGTCTTTATCTGAATGGACCAATATCCATCGCCCGAGGTCTTAGTAACAAAATTTACAGGACGATCAAAGTTCATCTTAGGCTCCATACAATTAGTACTATACAGATCATAAACCAAAACATTACACAATTTCCTTGGCCAAACGCCGCATCAAGGTAAGCAAAGGAACAGCCACACTATCACGACGGCGACCAATTTCGTCTAAGCGAGCATACAGTTTGCGGCTTTTCCAACCATCTGCTCGACACAAGGCTTCGACCTCATCGTATTCACGAAGGATAGTGCCATACTCAATCAGTTTGGTTTCAAAGTCTATTGTGGTCTTCATTATGCTGCCTCTAACTCTTTAATCTGTTTGTAAAGTGCCCAACGCTGCTGGTCGATCTTTGCATTAGTTTCTTCATCAAAGCAACCAGCCTGCTCATCTAAGTGTACAAGTTCTTCGTACAGAACATCTACTAGTCTTTGGTCACCCATGATATTACCCTTTCATAGGAGCCACTACACTTCCGTCGCGGTCCATAATGTAAGTAAACAAAACCCATTTAGCACGATTAAGTTGCTGTCGTGCATCTTCGGCACGATTAAAGTCTACTTCACCGTATTCGGTATTAATCAACTCTTGTGCATCCGACATCATTGACGCAACAATCATAGCAGGACCGCTTAACTTAAAAGTGATGCTGGATTCAACTGCTTCACGCATCTGGGCTTCGGTGCAGCCATACATGGAAACTTGGCGGATTTCTTGTGTAGTAAGACCTTCGAATGCTGTTCTCATTTGTTACGCTCCTTATTAGTTACTATACAAAGATTATAGCAAAATTGGGAATTATGGACAACCATTTTTTATGTTAACAATTTAACAACTAATCCTGTTGTATAAATTGCAAGAAGTGTTGCATTTATAACAATAAGACTCCACTCACGCCATTTAATTGCTACAATGAGCCACAGTAGGGCACCAAAGTTAAGCAGAGCAGGCCCTAAAGGGTAAAGGTTAATACTAGTGCAAATGGCTCCAATAATTGTTATTAAAGTTGCAAGCCACTTGAGATAAAATGTCGTGTCCTTTTTCATGCCGTTAGTATAGCAAAAAGGATCTTTTTGGTCAACTAAACAAAAGTGTTAATGAATTGTTAAGTCTTCGTTAAATTGTGTAAGATCAATTACACCTAACAGCTTCATAATTTTTTGAATATTTTTTGGCGGCTTATCGGGCGGAAATTCGGGGATGAATGCAAACTTTAGATTGCCGTCGGAATCAAAGATAAATCCATAATCTTCTTCCCCAATTTCCTCATCGTAATCTTGAACAGGATCTTCAACTGTTAATTCTAGGCGTTTGCTCACTGCTGCCTCCTATTTTAAGTATTTATGGTTACTTAAACAGGATAAGTGCCATTAATGATGCTTGTACTACAAATCCTAACCCAATGGTAGCGATGTTCAGAATGTCTTTAAGTATGATTGCTCTACCAAAGAGTAAAACTAAACCTAGCCAAAGAAATAGTACAACATCAACACTAGGTGTAGAATCTGTTAGGCCAGTTAATAAGGCTAGTAACGTAGGAATAGTAGCCGCGTGTAATGCTATAGCGGCTAACCATCCTAGTGTATCGGCTGAGATTTTACTAAAGTGTGTAGTAAAAAACTCAGCCACTTGATGCCGAATACGATCAAAGTCAATTTTTGAATTTTCCATGGTTTTTTGAATTTCAGGCTTTTTACGAGTTGAAGTTAATATTGGCATCGATTATCTGCTAGCTACCATAAAATATATGGCGGCCAATCTTGGCTATGGGCTTTTTGCCCCACCCAGGTTTGACGTAGTCAGCATGATAATACATTGCATTTTTGAGACTTGGAAGTCTAAAACCTTCCAATAATACTTTTTTAGCCACTTCTTCGCTTTCACGATATAGTGGCTGATAAATCGGCTTGACTCTATGAGTGCCTTCGCAATACCAACTAAACTGACAAACTACTTTTGAGTAGATTACATTTTTCTGATATACCACAGCACAAATATCCCCGGGGAAATTGCCATTGGCTGCACGATTTAGTGTTACTTGAGCTACAGCGACCTTGCCTTCAAATGGTTCGCTGGCAGCTTCCCAATAGATATTTTGAGTCAGGCAACGAAGCTGACGAGCGCGGTCGTCCGAAGTTACCACTCGAACTTTTTGCATTTCAGCTTTTTCTGCTTCGAGAGCTTGAAATTTATTTTTAGTGACTGTGGTCAAGGCAAGGGTTGCCAGCCACATACCAAAAACTATTGTCACAAATTTTACCATACCTGGAAAATATTGTTTCATTTTTCTTCCTCCTTTATTCAGGTTGTAGTTTTATATAACTACGATAATTCCGAGAAAACAACTGCTATTACACCATAATAATGGTATATTATAGCACTTTTACGAGTAATTTACAAGATATATGGGTAGTTTATAGAAAAACTTACCCGGCTATTACGTCTGAACTACCTGTGGCTACATCTCCACATGATGCCGCATCACCGGCTCTGACTACACCAATACCGCCGGCAAAAACGGTTGAACTAGATCCTACCATTACCGGACCAGAATGTACACCTGGTCCGTGTCCGGCTACAGCATCGCCTTTGATGCTTATAGGGGCACCATTTACAATAACACTAGGAACTCCTGGACCTAATATAGTGCCTGCTGCACTATCCACACCAACTCTACTAACGCCGGGCATTATGTTATGATTCCGCCTCTAGTCACTGGCTCTATACCAGTGGTTGTTTTTATGTAATGTTTCTGCATTTGATCAATGCTGGGAGCATGCATTATAACATGATCCCTTAGAAGTGTCACGTCTAAATCACTATCGGCAGTAAAAAGACTCTGAATTAAACCCATACCTTGGGGTCCAGGCATTACAGTGCATGGTTTTGAAATTTCAAATCCGTTAGGACCAGCATCAACAATCTTCGCTACAATTTCGTCGCCGTTAACTAATTTAAAACTCACAATATCGCCCGCTTGATAACCTCGTGAAACTAACATTTTAACCTTTCAATAATTGAAAAAACTCAGCTGGCTTAGAATTTAATCCATTGAAACCTCCGGGAATTAATTCATAACCGTGGAATATTTGTGGAACACTTTTAAGTCCTTTATCTAACAACATTTGCCTCGATTCTGAGTCGTTCTCTATATTAACTTCTGTGTACTCGACGCCTCTACTTTCAAGTAATGCTTTTGCTCTGTCGCAGAAGGGGCACTGAGATTTACTGTAGATTGTTAACATATATTTTCCATCCTTTATTTTTTCCTTTTTTACTTGGGGGCCACCCTTCTGAAAGCGTTTTATGAAAGGTTCCCAGGCTTAAATTGTTCTCTTTGCAAAATTTAGCCAGTTCTCCGCCATATAATTTGTATGTGTCTCCATTGGGTGAAACTACATTATAACATTTACTTAATAAGTGATCTTTCCCTGCCGGACTAGATTTATTAATTCGTATTTTTGCTTTTGTTTCTTCGCTATGTTTTCTTCCATACATTCCATTGTTTTCTCCGGAACTTCTTTTGCTTAGTAATTCTCGAGTTTTGATACTATGTTTTTTTGGGCCATATCCTCCGCGTTGTTTTTGTAATTGTGATCGTAATTGTTTCTGTTCTTTAGCTCGATCTGGTCCATAAATTTCTTCATAGGTTTTACCCTTATGATTTGGTGGTCTTGCATCTTCGCAGATATTAGTAAGTACGCCATCTTTATCATAGCCCTTACGCCCGTACTGTTTGATAATCATAGTTTCAATGTCGTATGCTAACTTTTCATTATCAATATTTTCAACTACGTATTTTATTGCAGGCTCTAGTCCAGCTTGCCTTATGGCTGCAATTTTGTTTTCTTTATATTCGTTACGTGTTTCAGGAATTTCCCATAAATGAGTCTTGGCTCTACGCCCCTTTCCTTTACCTACGTAGAATGGTTGATTGTTTCGTGGATCAATCAGTTCATACACATAATACATAATTTCACACTCCTACATTTATTTATGCACGAGAATGAATTATTGAACTATATGTTGAGGATGTTTAGTAATATTTGTGTTGTCTATTATTCCTACTATGTTATATTCTCTACTGTCCTCAAACGGTGTAATATCAATCAATCCATCTGATTTGAATACGATGCTGTGTAGTATTGCTTCATGTTTTCCAGTTTGTATATTTTTTATAAAATAGTATCCAAGTTTGTGTTCTCCACCGTACATATTGATGTATCTTAAAACATTATTATGACAATTTAATTCGTTACACAACGGTTTGGTAGCAATTTCAACTGCACCTATCCATTTACATCCTATATTTTTAGCGAACAATTTTAGATCAGCAGTAATTTTTGGGATAGTATACACTAAAGACTAAATCCTTTAAATGTATTATTATCAACATCTTGTTTTGTTCCGCCAAT